AGCTATACAGTTATATAGAGATCACATGGCTGATCGTATTGTAGCTGAACGTAACCAAGGTGGTGATATGGTACGCCATACACTGCACACAGAGGATGAAACAGTTCCTGTAAAGCTCGTCCATGCTTCTAGAGGGAAGATGGCTCGGGCTGAACCTGTATCTGCACTATACGAACAAAGTAAAGTAAAGCATGTGCGGGGATTAAATGATTTAGAAGATCAGATGGTACAGTGGGAACCTTTAGGGTCGATAGGCTCACCAGACCGTCTTGATGCTTTAGTTTGGGCTTTAACCGACCTCTCACTTAACGGATATGCAAAACCACAGTTGAAACTAGCGTATTCCAGTGCCAAGGGTTTAATGTAATAAGATGGCAAAGAAACTTTCAGAGACAGAAGCAACCCAAGTTTTAGGGATTGCTGGAGATAATACACAAAACGGTCAAATCCGTGCTGACGAGTTTCTGCCTGAACTGCGTGGCAAACGTGCTATCCGTAAGTATCGTGAGATGCGTGACAACGACAGTACTATTGGTGCTGTTATGTATGCGACAGAGCAAGTACTACGTGACGTAGACATTAAGGTTATGCCAGCCAATAATACACCTGCAGCTAAACGTGAAGCTGAGTTTGTGGAAAGTATCTTTGATGACATGGATCATACCTTAGATGACCATATCTCTGAGGCTTTGTCGTCCCTGACATATGGTTTCTCTTGGTTTGAGGTTGTATATAAAAGACGTAAAGGCCCAAACAATCGTTCTGATAAGTCACGGTCTAAGTTTACTGATGGACGTATTGGTGTCCGTAAGATTGCATCTCGTGCGCCTTGGACTATTTCTAAGTTTGACGTAGACCAGAAGACAGGTGATGTCTTAGGTGTACACCAAGAAGGTGCAGGGTTTAACAATACTAGCTTCATTCCTACTCGTAAGTCTTTATATTATCGCACTACAGCTATTAACAACGATCCTTCTGGTCGTTCTATACTTCGTAATGCGTACACTTCTTACGAATATCTTAACAACCTACAGAACATCGAAGCTATCGCAGTTGAACGTGAACTTGCAGGTATTCCTGTGGCTCGTATTCCTGCTGAGTACCTCAGTACTGATGCTACTTCCGCACAAGCTGGGTTTGTCGGAAACCTGCAGCAGATACTCAGAGATGTTAAGTTTAACGAGCAGGGATATATTATCCTGCCCTCAGACACCTACCCCGATAAAGACGGAAGTCCTACCTCCAATCGGCTCGTAGATGTTGAGCTTATGGCCTCTAATGGTAAACGTAATATTGAGATTGACCCTATTGTAAAGCGGTATCAGCATGACATTGCTCGTTCCGTACTTTCAGAGTTTCTTATGCTTGGTGGTGGCAACACTGGTTCGTATGCCCTATCCAAGTCTAAGACAGACCTGTTCCTCCGTGCCTTAGAAAGTTACATCCAAGCTATCGTCGATGTCTTAAATAAACAGCTTGTCGAGAGACTTTGGGAGCTGAACGGTCTGCCCTATGACCTAATGCCAACAGTAGTTGCAGGTGACGTTGCACCACACGACCTACGTGAGATCGCAGCATTCCTACGCAACCTAAATGGCGCAAATATTGATGTGTCGTCACATCCAGAGGTTATCCAAGACCTTATGGATATTGCTGAACTAAGATACGAGCAAGAGATAGATGACACTACACCAGAAACCTCAGAAGAAGAGAATTAAACATGGCAACTTTAGGAAATGCCGTATTTGACAGTGGACTATCCACTTTAACAAATAGCGGAACACGTATCGACATCTGCACGACAGAACCAACATCTTATGCAGAAGCTACTTCGACTTACACACTGGGCAATGCAACGGTTTCAATCGGCTCACCAGCAGATCGTACAGGTGGTGGACGAGAAGTAACTGTTGGTGCTGTAACTGATGAAAGTGTTACAGGAACAGGTACTGCTGCTTACTACGCAATTTCTAACGGTAGTGATACTGTATATGCGACAGGAAGTCTTACATCGCCTCAGTCTGTAACAAGCGGAAATACATTCTCTATGGGTGCATTTACTATCGGTATCCCTGATCCTGCTTAATTAGTAAATTTGGGGGTCTACGATGGGCGTACTATTAAATAGAGCAAAGATGACAACCACCACAACAGGGACAGGGACTCTTACCCTTGGTTCTGCTGTCACTGGTTATCAATCTTTTGCAGATGCAGGTCTAACAGACGGTCAGACTGTAACTTACGTTATAGAAGATGATGCAGGTGCTTGGGAAGTGGGTACAGGCACATACACCGCTTCTGGTACAACATTATCTCGTTCAGTTACAGAGAGCAGTAATTCTGGTGCTGCAATCAACCTTTCTGGTAACGCATATGTCTTTGCTAGTATCTCAGCGGCAGACTTAGGGGCATTTGCTACTCTTACTGGAACAGAGACCTTAACAAACAAAAGTCTTACTTCACCTAGTATTACAGGAACCATCCTAGAAGATGTATACACAATTAGTGGTACATCAGTAACTCTAGACCCCGACAATGGTTCTCTTCAAACACATACTCTCACTGGCGCAACAACTTATACAGACGGTTTATCATCAGGCGAATCAATAGCATTGATAATTGATGATGGTGCAGCTTATACTATTACGTGGCCCACTATGACATGGGTTAATAATGCCGCTGCTGCACCTACACTTGCCACTGATGCAAAAACTGTAGTTGCTTTATGGAAAATATCTACGACCTTATATGGCGCACTTGTTGGTGATGGAACTTAATAAAGGGAACTTAAAATGGTCGGTTTTACCCCTTTATCCTCAGCGACACTAGCGGAAAGCCAAAGTGATCCTATAAGATATACGCTTGCGGCTGATGCTATCCTTACTGGAAACCCAGCACTAGAAGCTGTCGTATTTACAGAGGGCGAAAATTTCGCTACAGCAGGTATCTTATCTGGTACGCCTGATCTAGCAACAGCAAGCCTAACTCAAGCTCAGACGCTTGCAGCCAGTGGTTTTATCACAGGCACACCTGATCTAGCGACAGCAAGTCTTGTAGAGGCTTACAGCTTCACCGCTAATAATATTACTACTGGTGCTGCAGAAGTAAACTCAGCTACCTTAAGTTTACCTCAAAGTCTTTCAGCAGATGGTTTTGTTCTAGGTTCTCCTGTACTAGCTACAACAGAGCTTACAACAAAGAGGACTTCTTCTCAAAGGCAGCAAGCTGGTAACTGGCAACGCAGAACTTTTGAAGTACCTGATGGTCGTCTTGTCCAAGGTGAACGTGAGATATATAACCTCTTTGGTGATGTTGTCTCTATTGATCTAAAGTCAAAGTCTCTTATTAAGTTTGGTAAGTCTGGTGATCTTTCTGCAGATACTTTAGAGACAGTCTGGACTGTAGGTGGACATGAAGTTTACGTTACAGATAATACTATAACACATATCTCATCTTCTTCTGCCTCAGATAATCAAGCTATTTTCATTGAGGGGCATACTGTAACTGGTACAGGTGCAAACTCTCAGTTTACTTTCTTAACTCAGGTTGCAAGCCTTAATGGACAAACACCTGTAGAGTTAAACATACCCTTAGCACGTATTTCTCATATCTACAACAACGGAAGTACAGAATTGCAAGGAAGAGTTGTTGCCTACGAGAACACCACAACTGTCGGTGGTATACCTTCAGACGCAACAAAAATTCACATTGATATTCCTCAAGGATTACAAGGTTCACTTAAAGGTGCAACAACATTCAGTGATGAAGACTACCTTATTCTCACTGGGGGGTTCGGCTCTGTAAGTAAGAAGCAAAATGCTGCAGTAGACTTTTACTTAGAAGTTCGTAAAGCTGGTGGTGTCTTCGTTCAACAAGCTGCTGTAAGTGCCTCTTCTGGAAGTTCTTGGGAAGTAGAACTAGACCCTGCCGTTATCATACCCAGAAATGCTGATGTACGTATTACAGCGGAAACAGCTTCAAATGGTGCTGTAGTATTCGGGGTCTTCAAAGGTTACATAGCGAAAGTCATCTAAATGCCTAAAACAGCCCTCAAAAATAAGATGGAAGCTCACAACAAGAAGTCTAAGCATAAGGTGACTATGCGTATGCTAGAGGCTGTCTATGATCGTGGTGTTGGTGCATACCGTACAAACCCTGCAAGTGTTCGTCCTAACGTCAA